CATCGGTATACTCGCGCCCATCAACTCCACGATGCGCACCGATGCCGATTCCAAGATGGCTCTTTCGCTCAGTCTCGATATCGTAATCGGTATCCATGTGGTCAATGAACTGATCATAGGTGACAGCATTGTCGTATTCGTCGATGATCTCCCATTCGCCGGATTCGACTAGCGCTTTAATATCTGACACCCTGTCGACATACGGTCGGTTGACACCGACGTTATATCCATACGGCGCATCAGAATGATACGACTCGAACAGAGGTTTCCATCCACAGCTTCTCTTTCCGATGTGGAACTCAGGCCTCACTTCGATTGGCTTGACTTTCCTGATGTAGTAGTTGGTGCCCAAGGAAACTCCTATCCATCTGGTTCAACATATGCCTGACAGCCATACTGACATGCAAATGATGGCGAATGGGATTACCAGTACAACGACGATGACCAGTATGATCATCGCAATAATATCTCTTACCACGAGATCGCCTGCCCGCACTTAGGGCAATAGCTCCAGGACGGATCCGCCTGGAACCCGCAAGTCGGGCAAGCGGCATAGCAGGTGTCTTCGAACAGACCCTTCCCGCTCTTGATCTTCACGGGCATCGGCGTCTCTTTCGCAACGACTTCCTGGATACGACGCATGGCCACGTCAACACTTAGCTTTTCCTTCATTGTTCTCTCCGTTCGGCAAAGACATCCAATCCGGCTCCTTGTACTCGATCGCCACGGTCGGTTTCGCCGGCTCATTGCGACGACCCTCGGTGCGGTCGAGTATCATCTGCACCGCCTTCTGCCTGTCTTTCCTCGCTTGCATGTTCATACCGGGATCGCTGTTCGCTATGCACACGGTAGCCTTCGCGAGAGCTATGATCGCCGGGTCATCGGGGAATATCGTCAGGCGCTTGGCGTCCTCATAGTTTAGCACATCGTTGAGCGCATCTGAGAAGATAGAGCTGCATCCATCTGTACCCCCCTTCTCAGGTGCAGTGCCATCGATGCGCTTCACGATCTCAGAGATCAGAGAGATGTCCATGTCGAACACAGCGCTGAAGAACAGGTTCATGACGAAGAAGGTCTTCGTCGTTCCAGCCATATCACGGCCGGCCACGACTTGCCCAATCGTCCGGAACAGAGAGACATTAGCCATGTAGTCATCCATGGACTCAGACGTCGGCATGGGCTTTGCCTTGACGATCTCAGTGCTTTCGGTCTTTGTATCGCTCATTGTAACGACGCTTCGCCTCCTCGCTCCTGCGCTTCATGTTCGCATCGGTGTTAGGATTCCTGGCGTGCCCTGGTAGAAGCACGTTGGCCTCGTGACAGTGCATAGTCCTCTCGTCGGGCCTGACGCCGTTCTCGGCCATCCAGGGTATCCTGAGCCTTACAGAATAAGGAGGACGCTTGAGCCTCTTAGGCGAAATCGTATAGATAGTCTTGCTATAGGTCCTGCCGTTAATCGAGCCTCCCTTTTGCACGCGAGAGGAGTAGTAGCGGAACAGGTTGGTCCACATACGTATCTCCTTGGCGTGCTTCTTCTGTTCGTAGTCGTCGCCGGTGACCATCTTGAACAGCATGGAGAACGTGTACTTGCGGCGCTTGATAACCCGCTTCCAGCCTGGGATCTCGGACATCTTGGTTATCCAGTCTCTCAGCATGGTCTCGGCTTTAGCGAGCGCTTCATCCTCGTAGTTCTCCCAGAGACCAGGCTCGGCTAGGAACGATTCAGCATGGCCTACTATCATCCTTTTGGGATCATGAGAGAGGACTTGCTTCTCTCGCTTCTTGAGGAGATCAAAACCATCCGTAGGTATTTGCTCCATTTCCATGAAGGAACTCCTTCCTTTCCTTTTCGGTCATGTAGGTTATCGGCTTCGATGGCGGCCTATCATTCGATTCACCGAAGAACTCGTAGTTAGTCGGCACCTCTATCGGACGACCAGTTGAGTTGATGTTCAGGTAATCCATCTCACGGATACCCATGGCGGCATACCTCAGTGCATCCATGCCATGACTTGCCCAGTTGTGGATGGGCAAGGCAGACCAGTCATCCTGCTTCTCGAGACGCTTGTACTCATAAGCATCGAAGGCGTCGTTGAGCCTCGAGCACTTATCGGAATTGATCCACATGTTTGGCATGAGCTCACGCACCAGGTTGATACCTCGGTCAACTCGCTCTTTATCCAAGGCGTGCCAAATGACCGATGGGAACATACGTGTCACTTCCTCAATCGGCGTCTCGGAAGATGCAGACCTCTCAGAGTCCCAGGGCAAGAATCCAACCCTGACATACTTCCACCATTCAGCATGAGCCAGGGTGGCCACAACCTGAGCGAGAGACTGGCCACGCTCCTCGATGTAATCGCAGATCATCATGCGACCGCCGATAAATTGGAACACGATTCCGGCCGTGGCGTCGGTCATCTTGCCCTTCGAGGAAATATCGAATGCAACATAGACCGGCTCACGGTCATTGATGTTAAAGCGGCAGTAGCGTCCCTCGTCGCGCAGCTTCTCAATGCCTCTGTACACCAGGCCCGAGTTGACGGTCGAGAACTTGCAATAGAACTCCTGCCAGAACAGTTCCTCCAAGCCTTGCCTGATGTACTTGTCATGAATGGCATCAATGTCGTCCTGTGTGTACAGGCGCACCCATTCATGCTTCTCCTCGTCCCATCGCATGGCATCCTCGATGGTGACAACGTCCACATACGATCGATAGCGACCGCGCACATTGTGTGGTCCAGGGAAGTCCATTGGATCCATGACACCGGTGTAGTTCTGGATTATCTTCGTATACACGTTATTCATACCACGAGGCGTGCCGTTCATATAGACGGCCAGGTCCTCGCCATTGGCGAGCTTGTTCTCCCAGATCGGCTCGATGAATTGGAAAGCATTCGGTCCATACAGACTGGCTTCCGATATCACAAAGCGATCGTAGGAAGAACCGATAAGCGCTGCGTCGTTCTGGAAACCGATGAACTTAATACGCGCTTCTGCCTTGTCTTCTGGGTGATTGGCAAACGTGACTTCCTTTGCAGTGTCTTTCACCACGATATGCTCTTGAGGGAAGTCGTCCCAGAACCTCCTGCCATCGATGTACTTGTTAAAGATGTTCTCGTTTACCCATTTGTTGTCGAGGCCGATATATGCGGTCCTCGTGCCAGGATGGCGCCATGAGTAATCGAGTGCATTCTCGATGTCATCGGTATCCTTGCCGAGCTGTCGGCCCCAGATCTTGAAATAGAAGTTATCTTGGCCAGTCCTTCTGCGCATCCAGCAAGCCTGCTGATATGGCCTCGGCTTGTAATACTTTGGGACGGTAACTAACTCCGTCATCTATGCCACCTCGGCCGTCGGCATCGAGTCTGCGTTGTCGGCAAGCCAACCAACAAGATCATCGATGCTATCGAATATCGGCGTACACTCACCGTCATAGGCGAATCCGTCGCCGCCTGGTACGCATTCCTGTGTGTACCATCCTTTTCTTACTCGACCGTCTTCGACGATCAAGACCTCTGCTGGTTTATAAAACACCCTGGGTTTCCCCATGACGCCTCCTAAGAAAAGGGGGGCCGGGGCTTACGCCTCGACCCCCGCTGGACCTATTAGATCCCTTGGACTATTAGCCCTCGCACTTGGCATCGCAAGAGCACTTGGTGCCTTCCTCCATCTCGGAAATAAGGCGAGCACGGATCTGCTCGATGCCGTTGCCGGCAGCAGCAGCAGCCTCGTGCAGGAGCGCCTGGTGGAACACATCCTCCCACGACTTCGGATCATTGAACTCGACGACCTCGTCAATGGGGTTCTTGAACTCGCAGTCAGTGTCGCCCAGGGCCATGGCACCAAAGCCCGTATTCTTCACGATGTTAAGGGTGCTCTCATACATGGCCGCAGCTTCGTCAGCTGCCTTGAGAACCTTATCGAAATCAGTGAGATCCTCACCCGTGACGGCGTGATAAATGCGCTTGATATCGAGCAGCTTGTTCCACGCATGAGCATGACTCTTGGCCATCTCAAGATTGGCGATGAGGCCGGCCTTCTGCCTGTTGAAAATCTTCTCGATCTTCTGCTGCATCTTATCCATTTCTTTCTCCTTTACTTGTTCTGCTGACGGAGTCGTAGCATAGCTTCCTCAAGAGTTTGAGGTTCGCGCTTCATCTTACCATTACCCCCACTGCCATGGGACCTCATATCCAAAGAAGGCTGACGAGTTCCTTCATTAGCAGGCTTCGTCGCCTTCGTGCGACGCTTTGACGGCTTGGCTTTGGAGAAGCGCGAAGCCAGGCGCTCAGCCTTCGACGCCATCTTGTCGAGGTCGCAGTTGTATCCGACGACATTGCCGTTGGAATCCAGGACTTCATAGCCCTCGATCAGATCATCGAACATCTCGCGCACAGAATCATCCATGGCGTCATAGGACGGAGCAAAGTCCATGAGCCTGAGCGACGGGAGAATAGAGCTTGCATCCTCGTTCCTGATCTCCAGGGCCCTGCGTTTAAGTTCGTTCCTTACCTGCCCGTTGAACGAGTCGATCCAGGACTGAGCTTCCATGCGAGACGAGAACGGACGATTCGGATCATCCGGGTTGTGGTAGATCACACGTCCATCGGAGGTGCGCTCATACAAGTCGTTCATCTGGAACTCACGGATCTTAGCATCCCTGAACTCCTTGGCCGCCTTAGCGATGGCAGACTTGTTGAGATTCTCGATCAGGCCTCGTTTGACAGCAGAGTAATCAATCTCTCCAGGCAGAGCTGAAGATCCTCGATCGTCGTCAACGTCTCCGTCTTCATCCTCGGGATCCTCTTCTCCATCCTGGTCATCGGAGTCCCCTTCAGAATCTTCGCCTCGATCGTCCACTGAGTCCTCAGGATCCTTTTTGTCCATGCCCTGCACACGCTTAAAAGCAGCAGCGAGATCCTCAGGCCCATTGTCTTCCTCCTCGCCTTCCTCGTCGTCGTCCTCGTCTTCGTCGTCCTCCTCGGTCCACGGTTCGTCATCGGGATCGACGTCCTTATCATCAATCTCGAGATCCTCGGGATCGATACCGTCGAGGGCTTCGTCGTCGTCTTTACCTGGGATGTACATCAATAACCTCCGTTTATCTCTTCCATGAGCATGTCGATTATTCCTATGGCTTGGCGCAGCCAATCAACCTTCAGGCTGTTGTAGACCATATCAATCCTGTTGGATGGATAGACATCGGATTTGGCCAACTGGTCCTCGAACCAGGCGCGAAGGCTCTCAAGGCTATCTCGCCTATCCATAACCATCGCCTTCTTAGAACCAACGAACTTCCTGAATTGCTGATAGATCTTCGCGTACTCCGACATCCTCTCGGTATCCGTAAGCTCGTCGGAGAACTCGAACGACTTATACTTCATGGCTATCGTGGAATAGAAGTCGAAGTATGGCGGCGTATCGAACGCCACTAAAAGAGCCTTCTCGACATCGGGCTTACCGCCCTCGATGTAATTAGCCATCCTCTGTCCTCCAATCACTTGCGAATAAATCGGCCTGCTGCACGGAATATGGCCAGGTTGCTATGTCGTCGTGATACAAGAGGCATTGCTGCTTGCCGTGCATACCAACCGAGAGCCAGACGTTCTCGGGCCACGACGACCTGTAAGCTATCTCACCCGGATAATTCATTATCCGGTTTAACATGCTAGAGAATCTCATCCTCGCCAGCCTTAGCGCGACGGCGTAGCTCCTTCACGATTCGCTGCATGGTCTCGTCAGTAAAGCTGATGTCTACGCAGATCAAACCACCGAGGTAGAACTTCGCACCATGCCTCTTGTCCCAGAGCTCATGGAACTCCTCATACACGCCCATCTGCTGAAGCAGAGACTTCACGTTAGGAAGGCGCTGATGGGTCCACAGATAACCCCTGTGGCCCTGGAACTCAGCGACAGCACACAAGTCCTTGGTTGGCCTGTAGGTCAACAGGCAGCTATACTTCGGCATAGTCGACTCAGCGTTTACCGGACGACCGGTATCCTTGACGTCATAGTCGACAACCTTGGTACCGCTCTCGTTCGGGCCAAACGGGCTGAGCTTGCCGACATCGAGGCTGCGCTCAGTTGTGATCTTCTGAGTGCCGACCTCCTCGTAATACTTGCCAGGCTGCTGCGGAGTCGGCTTCTGCTCAGGAGAAGCAATAAGCACGACGCGGTCGTAATCCTCGATAGTCGGCTCAACGACATTCACGCCAAGCTCGCATACCACAGGTACCTGAGGAACAGCCTTGGCCTGCTCCTTTGCCTCGGCCAGCTCACGCTTCAGCTCGGCGATCTCCTTCTCACGAGCATCGTCAACAACAGTGGACTCGCGCTCGGGTTCAGGCTCCGGCTCAGGCTTCACCACCGCCGCCATCTTTTCTTTCTCTGCACGCCTGGCTTCGGCGATTGCCTTCTGTTGCTCTGGCCATGAGAGTCCTTCGAGCGATACGCCCAACCTATCGGCCTCCACGGCGATTGTCTCCTTGCTAAGAAAGCCTGCCATTCAGTTCTCCTTTCCATGACAGTATGCCTACAATGAGACCATAGCAGGATAACGCCATTACCACAAGAAAAAAAGGGCCACACCACCCAGAGGTGGCATGGCCCTGACAACAGGATTACTCCTCGATAAGCTCTTCAATAGCATCCATAAGACGAGTGAAGCGCTTGAGAATCTTATACGGCGTGGAGTTGTTGCCAAGGAAGTCAACGGCAGCCAGCTCGAGAACAAGCGCGGCGTTCATGTTGAACGTGCGCTCATCATCAGGATCAACTCCGTGATTGATGAGAACTCCCCTGACGATGTTAGTCACGAGATCTGCGAGATCATTCGGCTTGATCTCTCCGCACACCCCGACGCCTCCATCGGATGCAATGACGATGTGCTTCTTGAACGGAAACACAAGATCAGTATCGTCATCGTCGATCAAGATGCGCGCGATGCTGGCGTCATTCTCTTTGGCCTTCTTGATGACTTCCTCGTTACGAGCTGCCATCTTGTCCTTGATCTCCTCAGAAGTTCCGGACAGAACGTTGGAAACGTTCTCGTCGCCATACGCCTTGCGGACGTTATCTTCGATCGTCTCGCTACGATTCTTCTTGCTATCGTTCTCAGGCATGTTAGTTCCTTTCGATCTCGACTGTCACATCAGACAGCCATTTGGTAAATACATCCTTCAGCATGGCAGGAGCTTCTTTCAGATCTTCGATCTCCAGCTCCATCTCATCCTCAGAATCGTTCATCATCAAATCAAGCATGGACTTGAGTCCCTGATCCCATGTCGATGGATACCTATCGCATGGGACAAACTCTGATTTGATTGGCTTCCCGTTCTTCGGATTCACCTTGGACAACGGTGACTTATCAATGGCGAGGCAGAGGCCATTGGAGTATGGCCTCAGCCTCCAGCGCCTGCCGTTGTTAGGATTGGTGATGATGATCTTCATCATTCTCCCTACAGTTCAGACGACAACTTACGCATCTTGTTGCGGACCTTTTTGCTTTTAGCCATGTAGGAACAGTGACGTTCCTGCACTACATCAAGAGCGAAGTCCAGATCATCGAGTGCTTCATTTGACTTGGCGAGTTCATCAGACAAGCTCATGACAGACTCTTCAATCTCGTTGATTCGCTCTGCTTTGCAAACACGTCCGTTGTTTTCAATCGGTTGGATAGACGTCATACGACACCTACTTCGTGACGTAGACGGTATCGCCTCGGGTGATAACCTTGACGTTCACGTTCAGCTTATCAGCTGCCTTACGGATAGACGCCGCCTTGTTGCTTGCGATCTTAAGATCGAACTTCTTCATCATGGCAGTAGCGGACTCGTCTGCCATGAAAGCCTCGAGCAGCTTCTCCCAATCATTCTCCTTTGTCGGAAGCTCGTCGATCTTCTCGAAACCGAAGTCAGTAATCTTAGGCATTGTGCCTCTCCTTTCGTTAAATGCTTAGCGCATTGTTTACCTTGAGATAATCAGAGTAGATCTGATCTTCTGAGATGATTGTGTCTTTCGTTGTGGGCATCATGACGCAGTCCATGTACTCGGTGTACTGGTCCCACATCTTTGCGATGTCCATGACAATATCGATCTCATCGATAAGATCTGCTCTGTCATATTGCTTTGAGAACTCCAGGCCGCACTGCGGCAGATAGAACATGATAGTTCCCGTCTTGATGGTGTAGCACACAGCCATCGCCGTAGCGATTTGCCAACGCTCCTCAAGCGGTTCATCACGCCCGATCATCGAGAGTCTCTGGAATGCCTGGCCTGCCTCGTAGCTCTTGATCTCCAAGATTTCATTCGGACCAGGATTGACATCGCCATTCTTATCGACAAGCTCGTCATCAAGATTGACGACCATCTTGGTACCAGGAAGCTGAGGGATATCCATGGCATCTGGCGAGAATCCAACGATGCCTCGCGTGATCAACTTGTCATCCCACTGATAGAACTTAGTGCCGTTGATTCTGTTGTACTCCTCGACGGCATAAGGTTCCATGATGTGACCGCGGGCCATCGGACCGAAGGATGACGTATCGATATCACAGTTCATCTTCGAGCCATAGACCTTGGCAAACTGTAACGCATTGGGCAGTTTGATCTTGCCGGCTTTGATTCTCTTGTAATCGGTGATGAGGTTCTTTACCTCTGATGCCATGAGATGCTCTCGTCTTGCTGCTAACCAGAGCTCACCCACGTTGTGCGACCAACTGCGTTTCTCGCAGAAGTTGGTCTTCTTCATATCAGATCTCCGTTCTTAAATAGTTATCCCAGTAAGCCGGGGACCTTTCGATCCCCGGCTCTGGGAACTAGGTTAGTCCAGGTAAGAGGCGATCTCTTCGATCAGCTCTTCCGGATCAACACTGAGGATGTTGCCGATCTCGAGAGTGTCGACACGGACAACCTTGGAGCCCTCGACGAAGCGCTCGACCTTGAACCACTCGAAGGCATCCTCGAAGTCAGAGATGACATCATTGATCTTCTCGGACTTATCGAGCTCACGGATCTCACTGAGGATCTGTTTACCCTCAGCGACCTTCTTATCGAGGGTCGGAGTGTCGGCCTTGACAGTCGGCACCATGCGAATGGACTTGCGCACGAAGCCGTCGAGGCTACGCTCAGGCGTCGGCTCGGGCTGCTCATCCAGATACATCAGCTTCTGGACGCAGGTCTCCAGCTCGTTGATCTGCTCGGCTACACCGTCAGGAAGCGCGACGACGTTGTCGTCATTGTCGATCAGATAACCATCGACGAACTTGAGATCGGACTTGAAATACATCTTAGCCATGGTATGTTCCTTTCTTTATGGCTTGGTTTTCTAGAAGGGAATGTCTTCGTCGTAAACCTCTACAGGGACTTGCGCTCTTTGCGCAACCTGAGGATTCTGAGCCGGCGCTGCATACTGAACTGTTGCTCCGGGAAACTGCTGCTGCATGACAGCTGCCTGCTGCTGTGGCGTCATCACCGCCTGCTGCTGAGGCATCATCGGCTGCGGCATAGCCTGCTGCGGAACTGGCGCCTGCATGGCGGGAGCCGGACGAGCAGCCTGCTGCGCCTGATACTCTTGCTGAACCTGCTGCTGATTGCGCTGCATGGATGCGGCAGAGTCAGTCACCTCATAGCCGAAGCCCTCGACTCGCGGCATCTTCTCGCCGATCTGGACAGACCAGGGACGAGGGTTAGACGCCGAGTAGCCGAAGCCCTGCGGCGGTTGCTGCGTAGTCACCGTGATGTGGTAACCCATGCAATCCGCAATGCTGGTAGCATTCGGATTGACAGCAAGGATAGCTTGCATCACCTGGTTGAACGCAGAGGTCGGACGCTTCTTGGAAATCGAGAAGGTCCAGTCGAAGCAGTTGCCCGCAGTATCAGCCACGGTGAACTTGATGTTGCGCACAGGGTTGCCATCATCCCAGAACTTCGGAGCACCCTGCTTGCCATCCTGCGAGAAGTTGTGTGCGATCGGCGTGTCGATCCCGACTACCTGTCCATCAAGGACCAGCGAGTAGCCATCCTTCTCAGGACTGTGATAGTTCCAGGAGTTGCCGGAACCACCGCCGTTGAAGTCCAATACACCCATGAGACTTTCCTCTCTCTAGTTGTTGAACGCATAGTTCAATGCGTCCTCTTCACTACCATCAGGACCCCATACGGGGAGGTAGTTGAATACGGTTTTAATTTTATCATTGAAGTAGTCCTCGTCATAACGAGTCTCATCAATCGAGATCGTCTTGTCAGCGATCTTATCCTCAAGCAGCCTGCCTACGTTTTGCTGGAACTCCTCCTCATCGCAAGCTCCGTACTTGACCCAGGCCCAAATGCAGAAGTTGACCGCATCACAGTTGCGGGAACCTTTGCACATGAAGTCATGGTCCTTGAAGTAGTTCTTAAAGAACTTATCAGAATCCATTACTCATGCTCCTTAATCCAATTGTCGATTGTAGATGCGAGTGCCGAGTAGTCCTCGACGAATGCGTCGTATGCCTGACCGTAGTTCTCGGTCTTGAACATCTTGCCATTGTCGATTGTCTTATCGATCATCATCTTGTAGAACTTAGCAAGCGGCAGCATGTCATACCCTCGGCTGGCGTACTTGAGCACGCGCTCCCACTGACGCAGGTAACGAGCGACCTCCCAGGTTGCATAGTTGTAATAGCGGAACTGGTTTGGGATCGCCGTCATCGGATCAGACTCCGACACACCGAGCACATCGACCATGTCCTTTCGGACTATCTGCTGCTCACGCATATCCAGATAATTCCCGGACAGGATGTCGTAGCCCTTCATGATGATGCTCATATCAAACGTGCCGAGTACCGCACCGACGGTATTGCACAGCTGACCACGATGATTCTTAGTGGAGACGTTTACAATCACGTCGTCATCATCGCTTCCGAACTTCAGAGTGATCAGCTTGCCACGACCATAACCACCATGGAGCAGGGAACCAATCTTGGATTCTTCGCCGGCCGTGAACTCCGGACGATCTCCCTTCGGCACGAGATTCATCTTGTTCATAAGGTAGCCCACTGCATAGCACTGAGCCTCACGGCTGTAGCAGAACACATCGATGTCGGGCTTGGTATCCCAGTTGTCGAAGTCGGTGATCTCACCGAACAGACTTCCGGTTATGCAACCATCGATGTCAGATTCTACGAGCTGCTGGAAACGCTTCCAGATGTCGTCTTTGAAAGACATTGTTCTCTCCGTTCATCAGTCTTTCGTCTATTCGTCGAGGTGCTCGTAGCCACCTGCGGCTGCGAGCTCCTTAAGAGCTTTCTCCTTTTCCTCTTCGGAGTAATCATCGCTGTGCATGATCTCTCCAAATTGGGACTTGGTCATACGCTTGTAAGCCATCGCCTTCATGAAGTCGAGCAGGTTCATCCCTTCCTCCTCTCGATGTAATCGAGCATGTAGTTCCATATCTCGTCCGTCATAGGTGACGGCTTGAGACCGTTGTAGATTTTGTTCTTGCAATGGCGCAGCGAGTTCGCCGTGTTGCCCACGATATCTATGTGGGCCTCGGGAAAGTGCATCGTCGGGATCAGCCTGTCTACCGAGAAGATCAGGTGATAGCTAGTCGGCAGAGCTAAGAGCTTGAGGTCATACGAATCAGGGCTCACATGATCGAGCACTATATCTCGTTTATAGAAAGACGCTGTTAGGTCCATGAGCGGAGCAAAGGCTTCGATGACATCGATGTCAAGCTCGCCCTCATGGTCACCGTCTACGTCTATCGCAATGAGCTTAGTGCCCTTGAGATTCTCTGATACGTATTTCGACTTGACGACTTTCCCTCGGAAGATCCTCGAGAAATGCTGTGCATCGGACAGGCTCATGCAACCGAGTGACCAACGGATCATCGGTCGCATGTTCTTATCCATCGGTACCCACCTGTTTGCAATCTCCGGCTGATTGAGATACGGATGAATCGGATAATCCGAATACGGAATAGTCTTCGACCTGAGCTCGCTTGGTATCATGAGGGCAGACTGAGAACCTTGTTGGTACAGCTGCCTGTTATGCACGCCGTTCCAGAAGTTCTGTTCGTCTTTGCCTCTGATGAAATGGCCATTGGCATAGACCTCGGATACTACATCCTCGATCTTTCTACCCTTCAGTCCTTGACGGTACATCCAGGTATAGATCGATCCTCCTTTCGGAGGGCACGGATCCTCTGTCATGTGTTACTCCTTCATGCACTTGGCCCAGCCAGTCTTGTATTCCTTCTCGCAGTTGGGCGAGCAGACATCTACCCACTGGGTAAAGCCAGTGCGATCCTTTGCGTACACGTGATAGCACCAGAGCTTGCCTACACTCGGCGGATTCTCTTTGACGGCAGTGTTGATCACGTCATCATATCCGCTCCAGGGCGCATCGTAATCTCCAAAGGAGATAACGTTATCGAAGCTCCTGCCGCAGACATGCTCCTTGATGATCTTGCTGAACTCTTGGGCCTCCTGCCCACGAGGACACATTCTGCGTAGCTTGCTAGGCGAGGGCAGCTTGTCGCCCTTGGCAAACCACACGCTGTGCGCAGCATGTACGATGAGGTCAGCGTTGGCCTGCTCCCTCATGGTGTCTACCATCTTGAGAAGCGTGTCGGCTACGCCCCACGGGATTGATGCAGAGACATCCAGGATCAGCAGGTTCGATGACGGCAGTTCATTATCGAAGTTACCGACGCAGCATCCGAGCTTCTTGTTATAAGAATCACGGAACCTTAGCGACTGCATGATGTTGTAGCGGATGTTGTCCTCGATCTCACCCAGGAACTTAGGCATAAGCCCCATCTCTGAGATGATCTCGGGATCAACCTTAGACAGACTGCTACCAAGGAAGTCTTCGATGCTGATGTTCTCTTCCTGCTTCGGCGAAGCGTCGCCACCACACCTGCGAAGAACATTCGCAGAGTCAGTTTGCACTTCGTCAAAGTCCTCGTCGACATCTTGACCAACTGGATCGAACTCATCACTGTCGACAAGCTCAAGACTAGTGACGCTTCCGTTATTGATGTTCCATTCGCTGTCCTTCTCAACGGTGTAGCCCACTGGCGGCGGAGTGATGACGGTGACTTCCCTGATCTTGCCACGCTTGATGCGGCACATCCTGTCCCAATCAACGCCAGGCATTGCCTTCTCCAACACAGGCAGCATGATGGAAAGGATCAGGTCAGTATCAGTTCCATAGAACCACTTAATGTACGGGATGCCGGAAGTGCGACAAGTGTCGACAGCTTCCTGATTCTGGCAGACATACACCTCGGGCAACGCAAGGTTACCGAGTTTAAGCCTGTGCATTTTGATCATTTTCATGTCCTCTCTTCTAGAGTTTCATTGACTCGAGCATCGGTTTGATGACATCGTCCCATTCATCCATGTTCATAAGCATGTTCATGAGGGTAGATGTATCAGACGTCTTTCCACTTGCAAGTCTATTGATCTCGCTGAGTACAACGATGTTCTCATCTTCTGTATCGCTTATGCCCTTGATGACTGCTTCAACTTTCTCAGTGAACTTGCTCATGCTGCTCGCCGAGACTCCCTTTGCAGACATGATGAGAGACTTGACGAGCCTGCTATTGATGTGTGCATCCAACAGGAACCCTTCGAGACACTCGTCATCGATATTGTTCCTGATGAATGTGCAGAGCTTGGTCACTGTTCTCGGTGTCTGTGAGTTCCAACCTGCGACAGTGGTATCACAAGCATCGATCTCATTCTGCATACTGTCTTCGATGATGATGTTCTGGCTATCTCTCATGTACTGTTTCCACTCGGCAAAGCTGAACTGCATACCGATGAACAGGAACCTGTCACGGATAGCAGCAGGCAGCTGGCTCGGATTAGCCAATGGATTTGCAGCAGCCACGATCATGACATCAGGCAAGGGCTTATCACTCATGAGCCTTCGCTCTTGGATCAGAGTAAGGCAGGCAGAAAGAACCTGCTGCTGACCTTGAAGCAGCTCATCGAAGAACAGGATGTCTCCGTCTTTCAGTGACGACAGACGAACATGATCATAGACCGTCATGCCGCCGGCCTCCTTGTCAGGCATAGTGATGCCAGACACCTCGGACGGAAGGATCTGAGAGGCAATGATATGCACTACCTTCTTGCCTCGGTCCTTTGCATAGCGCTCGATTTCATGGGTCTTACCGATACCAGGACAACCCATGAAGCACGGCACGATTTGATCACGCACACCGTCTTTGTCGATCATCTCCAAGAAATGGTAGATGTCTTTTGTTTTCATTCTTCTCTCCGTTCTTTAGTACCTTTGGCAAGGATCGTCGGTCTCAGCGACTATCTTGCCAACGATTTTCTTGGCTTTCTCTGTGAAGCGTACTGTTGTACTCACCTCCTTAATTGCAACGATATTGTCACCGTGCAATTCGAGGTACTCGTAGTTGATAGTCTCGACAGCTAACAGGAATCTCATCATCGTTCTGGCTAGATAGTCATCAGTAAAGCGGAAGCTTAGGATCTTGCCGACTGTCTTATGGGAACAACCTTCGAACTTGATGTGCCTGTCGTGGTCTTCATAGCGATTCGAATCGATATACTGGACCTCGTCTCTCATGCTTAACGTGAAGTCCACGTCATCATCTGAATCGTAGCCCGCAAAGATACTCGTAATGGTGCAATAGGACATCGGTATCACAACGCTATGACCTATTGCTTCATCGCCAGCATACAAATAGATCGAATTATCTTCGATGACTATTTGTATTCTTGTGGAGACAAGTTTAATGTCCATCACTTTTCTCCGTTCTGAGCTTCTTGCTAACGATTCTCTTAGCCTTCTTCACGGCGTTTATCGTCGTGCTTATCTCTTTGATCACAGTGGTGTCTCCACCATGTGACCTTAGGTATTCATAGTTGAGGTTCTCGATGGTATCCAAGAACTTCATCAGTATCTCGGCTAAGTCATTATCGATGAAGTAGCTGTTCATGATGTTGTCGATTGTCTTATGGATACAGTACGGAAACCTGATGTTTCGATCACTAGGGAATCTGATACGTCGATTAGCAGCAGTCTGCTCCTCGAGATATGCACGCTCGCCAGCACGCTTCAGGCCCAAAGTAAATGTTATACCGTCGTCCGGATACGTACCGTCATCGATGTCCACGATAGAACAATAGGACAAAGGTATTACGACGCCTTCGCTATCATCACCTTCGACGGTGTACAGGGCAATCATGTTGGCCTCGATCTCTACGTTGAGCTTCGAGGCAATGAGTCTGACTTTCTTCATTTCTCTCCGTTCATAGAAACAAGGGAGACGGGACGAACCTGTCTCCCTTTTGGTTACTAACCGAACAGCCCATACCTGCTGATGTCTTGCAGCAGGAACAAGCCCATGGCGATGCCTTCGATCACGATGATCCAGAGGACGAACTTGATGATGATCTTGAGCACGAGCTTCACGACTTCGCCGGCAGTCATGTGCTTAAGCCTGACAGACCAAGGCAGCTCATCCATCCGCATGGCGTGCTTCGGTGAGATCAGCTCCGGATACTGCTGGTCCATATAGGATTCATAGCCAGCCATGCCAGCATTCTTACGATCGTGATACTGTGCCAGCTTTGCAGTCTTATCGATATTATTCATTTGGTTATGCTCCAATCTGATTGTTTGATTCAGGATGTTCAACTGTCCATTCGGAGAACTCGTCGACGAACATCTCGGACATTGCTTCTTCCCAGCATTTCATTGACCTCTGCACTTTGCAAAGCGTGGATATAGTGACGTCCTCGCCGTGCAGGATGCACAGGAATCGAGACGTATCGATGATCACGCGACGCACGCCGATCTGCATATCGAGCAAGCGTTGAGCGTAATCAGGGTCGAGCGAGATCTCGATCTTCGACAGCTCATTGAACTTGTCAGGACGATTGTCCATGATGCACGCAGACTTGAGAGACGCGATGGCACACGTGAAGTCCATCATGATATTGATGTGCGTGATGCCGTCTTCACGGTTGATGATTCGATTGGCGAACTTGTCTTTCATGATTCACTCCGTTCTTCCGGATTCACCGGATAAAGAAAACAAACGATTTTGTATTTGCACACGCGATGACCAATGCACGCCCATTAACAGCTGTACGCCTGCGATCTCGGACAAGCCGCAACCGGCTAGGGCCGGTTGTCCGCACACCGACAGCCATGGGCTGCATCGCGTGAAAAAAATAACCCTGACGGCCGGATCCGAAGATCCGACCGCCCTGGTTTCTAGATGCACAGCTGAGCTAGCTCATTGACGTGCTTCTTGGCATCGTCATCCAGATCCGGATAGCTGACGCCATAGATGCCTTTGGCCAGATTAGCGTAGGCTGTTGCCAAGCGTTCTGACTTGTCATCAGGATTAGCCCTGCGATCGTTCTCGATCTTTTCGGCACGAGCTTGCTCCTTGACGACTTCTGCCATTGCAATGTTGATAGGGTCTTCACGGTCTGCCTTGACCATGAACTTGTAGGCGATCATCGCCTGAGGTGACATGTTGTTCAGATCCTCCGGTTTGACGCTGATCATTTTGATCTCCTTTCGTCAGGATTTATCTTGCGTAATTTACACACTTGATTGTTTGGTTGCTTGGTTATTAGGGCTGTTGTCTTATCAGCCACACCAGATAACCAGTTTATCCATCACAAAATACACACATTTACCTAAGAAACCAGGGATATAGGGGGTTAGTATATATTAGGATTATTAGGATTTTTTGTTTTCTTTATATCTACCCGCGCTAATTTTTCCAGCTCTCATAAGAACCCTGGATACCATGCTCACAGGAAAACCGGACGGACGAACCCTTCCAAGCGGCCAGGGTTTCCCGACCCTCCACGGCCTATCAAGTTTGTCTGATTTATCTTTGTTTATCTGATTTCAAATGCTTGTATAGATGGCGGGGGGGGGTAACTGAGATCGCCACCACACCATCCGCCGCCATCTAACCATACTTGTTGCTCGATCCCCCGTGACCTCAAAGGGTAACTGCAAATCCGCTGTCGCGGATTCTGCTGCACGTCTTACTGAGATCATCATGGTCAACAGGCATAGCTCCGCCTATGGTACGTAATCCCCTTATTCAGCTTTTCTAGGCTGCCTTGCTACCACGTCCTCCAAGGAACATAAGGTTAAGGTCTGTCCATGACCGGTATCCGCCCTCCCGTTTTGCCTGCGGGGAAGGGCTCCCCGTGCGCGCCCGGCGATAAGGCGCGCCTTGAGATCATGGACCTCATCGGCATCCCCACGGCTTAGCCTCGGCTCTCGCTTTATGTCCATGCGTACACAGACGGGTTCATTCCGTGGGGAACTTCAATCCTCGGTTATTCAGACTCACTGGCCTCTTTTAAGCCGACCGGGAACGGACGCTATAGTCGCCATGGAGGAGTTCCGCCTCCAAGTGATGAGTTCATTTTACCATCGCCCTGTCACCGACAATCCGAGTCCTATTATTCTTTTTCGAGAATAATGACATTCAAAGCAGTCGGTGTTATCATTTCTCCTGTGGGGATACGGTCGACCGGGAACTAGACTGCGATCCTTGCAGACACGGTGGCCCTCGGAGGAGTTGATCCTTCGGGGGCCTTTCCTTTGCGTCATGATTATTCTCGAGAAAGAATAATGCACCCAAGCATCAGAGGTGGTAAGATATCCAAGACGCCCGGATACGGGCACCTAGATGAGTACGGCGGTCCTTTGCCCTTTTTCCGCTAGCTTGTCCTGGTGACCGATCTGGGCGTCCATCTACATCGGGAGGACTGGATACCATTTAGCAAACCCCATTTAGCAACCTTGATGGTGTCAACGAACGTTGCGAACGTCGGAGCAGTTAGCGTCAGTCCTCCCGGCCATTTCGGCGCCTTATCCATTTGAGAAAAAAAGAATAACGACTTAGACTCTTTGATAGACATGTAGATCGCATTCTAAGGACGACGTATGATAGAGAGCCTTTTGTATCCGAAGAAGCTAACGGAGCCGCCGCAACTTCTTGTAGATGTAGAGTCGCTGTTTCACAAGGGCAGCAATATGAATACAAGCCTAGTAAGTTTTGTTTACTATTCGTCTAGGAACAAGGCAGTGAATTATCGACTTATCAGTGTCGGTGAAGATGGCCCGGATACCTTTAGGGTTGGCTTCGTAGCAGACGTAACTGGCATAACTCGTTCAGGCGCTGTGATGGCTACCCTAGCGGTACCATTCCAGGACCTAGAAACCGAGATCATGTTGGTCAAGTGTCACGGATGGAGTACGGGGGGGGGCCGCCATAATGGGTACGCCAGATAAGACCGTTGAGAAATCATCGGCATCGATGATAAACCCACCTGAGGTCCTCCCGGCTCCAATGGGTATGCCAGATGGGCATGAATACCTTTTCAAGATGAAGGGCTCCGAACTTGAAGGTGGGAAACAGTTCTCATCTTCTGGATCGGGCTACAGCATTTACTTCGACTACATGAACTCCAGGGGTGATATTGGTACTGAGTTCCCCGAGATATTTGACCATTATGCTACTGTAGCTCTTGAGGTTATCGTCAAGGTCAAAGTCTACCACTCTAATCTTATGTCTGGATTTAGTCTTGGTATCGCGCAACTCTAGTTCTCTAAGGATGTGACGACAGGTGATAGAGAATCTTTTATGGCCAAAGAAATTAACAGCTCCTCCGCAACTTCTTGTAGATGTAGCTGCACTGTTCAGAGGAAAGTTTGGTAATTTCACCATACCTCTAGTCGGTTTTGATGTCTTCTCAGGCACAGAAGTAAACTATCGACTTATTGACGTCAGCTCGGATGGCTCGAATACCTTCAGGATCGGCTTAATAAATAAGCTAATAAGAAGCAATGGCATGTCAGTTATGCGCATAGCAATACCGTTCCAGAGCATGGCAGCCCAGATTGATGAAATCAGGTGCCATGGATGGGACACCCCCCCCGCCAGCTTATTGAGTACGCCGAGCAAGACTGAAATAAGAAAAAGTTCGAGCCATATTCAGCCTACGTTAAATCAAATTCGGTTCCGTTTAGATGGGCATAGCTCTCTGTTCAAAATGAAGAGCGACGAGTTTGAAGGTGATGGCTCCGGGAAACAGTTCCAATCGGCAGGATTGTACAGCGGTCTTGAGTATGGAATTAGCAATAATATCGTCGCTGCCGGACAAGAGTTTACCGAAATGTTCGATAACTACTCTGATAAGACGATGGCTCTTGAGGTTATCGTCATGATAAAAGTCTACTCAGGCACTTATCCCTCTGGATTCCAAGTCGGCATCGTGTAGCCCAATTCTCCCTGGCTAGGCTATTGACAGCCTAAAAAGCCGCAGTGCTATCCTAGTCTTCAGAAGGCCCCGGGTCTGCCGAGTCCCCGGGGCCTTCCCTTATATCTGGGAGGAATATGGCGCGTAGCTACGACATAGCCGAGATCATGACGAGTGACGGCGGCCTCAATGAGCAGGTCCGCCGTAAGATCAACCTGAACTTCAGGCGCGTCGTCGAGATCGCCACGCGCGAGAAATCCGCCTCCGACGGAGCAATGCTGGGAAGCAAGATCCAAGATACAGTTGAATCCTACATCGAGTCGATACTCCCTGATCTCATCAAAGAGATCGAGGATAACTCATTCGATCGCATGTATCCAACAGGATGCGTCATCGTAACGCACACGTCATCTGATCCAAGGCTAACCCGCGGCAAGTGGGAAGCTGTCACGTCAGGTAAATACGTTCTCACCGCCGGCTCTGGATATCCAGTCGGATCGACTGGTGGAAGCAATATGATTGAAGCCGGGAATCTTCCGAATAACGCTAACTCTCTCAGCGTCGATAGTGGCACATCTGAATCTGAGCAGAAGCCATTCATGCCAGAATACATCGCACTTCTTTTCTACAGGAGGATATCGTAATGGATTTTGACCAGCTGATGGCATCCGGGTCGCTGTTGATCGCATTCGCAACCCTCGTCTCGACAACCATCATACGAATCAAGTCTGACGCCAAGGACGAAAGGTCCCTGTCCATGAAGATGGATTTCCAAACGCAGATTCTCGAAGAGACAAGAGATTGCGTGAAGTCCATCGAGGGTCGCGTGAATGACATGGATACTAGGATTGCCAAGCTGGAAAGCTCCAGCGAGACTTTGTTTCACAAGGTGGACCGCAACTCCGAGAGGATCGATAAGATCGAGGATAGGTTCATCGTGCAGAACATGGGTGGAACTGATTAGAAAGGAAAGCGTATGCTCGACAAGTTCCTAAATGACGACAGCACCGAGATGAGGCTGGCAAGGACGACCGTGCAGGGCCTTGTGTCTGTCGCAATCGTAGCCGTGCCGATCGCTGTGTCCAGCACCATCAAGGATCCCACGGTTGCCTCTCTGGCCACCGCCGCCATCATGTGCATCCTGTCGCCGGTCATGTCTATGTTTCGCACCGGCAACCCGGAAGATGGGGTAGTCGAGGCTGACAAGGGTAAGGAGGACTAATGGCTGAAGAGATCAAGACCATGTTCGATGAGCCCGCAGACGGCGAGCAGGAACCCGAGAACTCTGCGATGGGCTCCAAGGTAGAGGAGGCATCTGAGTAATGGCAGGCATTCTCCCCACCATCGTCGATGTATCCGAATGGCAGGGTAACATCGATTGGGCGGCCGTGAAGCCCAACATTCACTTCGCCATCCTGCGTGTCCAGGACGGCACGTACCTCGATTCCAAGATCTCGCGCAACATCTCCGAGTGCGAGCGCCTGGGTATCCCGTACTACTGCTATGGCTTCTATCGCAACGGTGGTGCCGTCGAGGCGTCCAGGCTCGTCTCGCGCGCCAGGGCTGCCGGTGCCAGGAACTGTCGAGGATTCGTGCTCGACGTCGAGGTCGGCGGTCAGTCTGTCGCCGGCATCGTATCCGCGGGCAACACGCTCGCCAAGTCCGCAGGCGACAACGGTGTCTATATCGCCAACCATCTGTATGGCCAGTATGCCTCGGTCGTCTCGCAGCCCTGGGTCAAGTGGACCTGGATCCCGACCTATGGCGTGAACGACGGCCACGCGCACACGCCTCCCAGCCACTATTGCGATCTGTGGCAGTTCACCTCCGTCGGCCGTGTGCCCGGCATCGCTGGCAGCACTGACTGCAACGCCCTGAACGGCAAACGTGACCTGGCATCGTTCACCTCCGGCACGAAGCCCGTGGTACCCATGACACCTGAGAAAGCTGATTCGTCCCTGCCGCTGCACGTCCTGGTCGGCAATACGATCCTGGGCATGTACGGAAACGGTGACGCTCGCAAGGCGAACCTTGGCTCCCGATATGCTGAGGTGCAGAACGCCGTCAACCACATCTGCTCCGCCAAGACGTCCGTCCTCGCTGACGAGACCCAGGCTGGCAAGTGGGGCAACGGTGACGAGCGCAAGCGTGCCCTCGGTACCCGCTATGACGAGGTCCAGGCTGAGATCAACCGACGTGCTGGCCTCAGCAAGAAGTCCGTCGATACCATTGCCGCCGAGGTTATCGCAGGCGCCTGGGGTAACGGTCAGGACCGCCGCAACAGGCTCTCCGCTGCTGGCTATGATCCTGATGCTGTCCAGGCCAAGGTCAATGCGAAGCTAGGCGTGCAGCCCACCGGTAACCGCTGCTATATCGTCAAGTCCGGTGACACGCTGTCCGGCATCGCACAGAAGGTCGGTTGGGGCGGCAACTACATCGGCCTTGCCAACAAGAACGGTATTGCCAACCCGAACGTGATCTTCGCGGGCCAGAAGATCTACTACTAGCAGCAGGATGACAAACTCATCCCATGAGACGGAAGCTCCAGTGTCGATCGCTGGGGCTTCCTTTTTTCATGGGTGATATACGACATTCTCGCCGACATGATATCCCCCGTGTGGTACTATCTCATCAACGCCTCCGTAGCTCAGAGGATAGAGCACCGCTCTCCTAAAGCGGGTGTCGACGGTTCGAGTCCGCCTGGGGGCACCATCGCCGGGTAGGGGGAAGTGATCCGCCCCCCTAACCTGGCGGCCATTCCCTCGTAGCACAAAGGTAAGGGCAGTCGATTTATAATCGTCAGACCTGGGTTCGATTCCCAGCGGGGATACCATAGACATCCCCTCTCTCGAAAGGGCCGCTCCTGTTGACATGCCGGGAGCGGCCCTCCTTTTCACCTGCTACAATCAATTCTCAGAAGCACATCCTCGTAAGACGGAGGAACAATATGGCATTGGACAAATACGCCTTCTCCAAGATCGCCAGGGGCGAGAACCCCACGGCTGGCGCACAGGGAGGCGGCAACAAGTTCAACGCGAGGGAATACCTCGGCGGTGGCGCTGATTCCGGCATGTCCGAGAACTTCATGTCCATGAGGCAGAAGATCGCCGATGAATCCGACGCCCGAAGGGCCGCGGCTGAGCCTCCTGCTGGCAGGAAGAAGGCCGATGGACGAGACTATCTAGCCGCCACAATGGGCAAGATCGGCGAGAACATCATGGGTCTCGCTGGAGCTGAGGAAGCTGCGAAGACCGAGTCGAAGCTCGATGACGTCGGCTCCTTCCTCTTGGGCCTGCCGCTCGGAACCATTTCCGCACCGTTTACCGGAGCGTCCCAGCTTCACGAGGCAATCTCTGGCCACAGGGCTACCGAGATGGACGATGCCGGCTATATCCCGAGTCAGGACCTCGATCTCGGACAGAGGCTTGCCACCGGCGCATCCGGTGCTATTAACGCAGTCGGTCCGTTTTTCGGCGGCTCCGCTGGCATGTTGAGGGGCGCAAAGAACGCTGCTCTCATGGGGGGCGCCAAGGCTGCTGGTCTCATGGGTGCCGAAGACGCTGCGAAGAAGATGGCTGGCAGGGCCATTGAGTCCTCCGCAAAGTCTCTTGCCAAAGAAGAGGCGAAGGGCTGGGTCGGCAGGCTTGCATCCGAGGCCGCAGAGGAAGGCCTCGAAGAGTTTGTCCAGTCGCCGCTCGATGAGATCCGTGATGGCACTCTTGATGACGGCTGGTTCAACAGGGCTGTTGAGGCCGGCGCGATGGGCGCTCTCGGCGGCAGCATCATGTCCGGCGCAGGCATGGCTCTCGATAGGACGTTTGGCAAGATGGCCAATCCGTCCAACCAGTCCTCGAACAGGATGCCTCCGCTGTCGCCCGATACTAAGACTGTCAAGGAGCGCAGGGGCTTCAGCACTGATGCGACGTCCATGGTATCCGATGCAAAGGACAGCATCAGGGATACGCTTGCTGAGCAGCAGAAGGTGCCCGGTGCGGCCTCCGCACTCCAGGTATCCTCCGGGTTGCGCAACCATGGCCTCGATGACGGAACCGTTGGCTCTGGTCTAGTCGAGAAGATCTTCTACTATCCTGATCGCAGGGATATGGAGACCGGCGAGATCCAGAGCTCCGCAAAGACAATTGCAGACTGGTTCGGTGTCACGACTGATGACATGCACAGGATCCTATCTGGACCGAACAAGACTGCTGAGCTTAACCAGCTCGTGCAGAACATGAAGGCCAACGGTCAGTCCACAAGGCTGCTCGTCGGTCGAAACCCTGATACCAACAGGGGCCTCTATTGGATTGACGTGGACGAGATCGTCGATTCCGACTACATCGATCTGAACCCGTTGACGTATTCCTACGTGAAGTCCGATATCGATGGCGATAAGGCGCAGCTCTACTTCGACCGTAACAACCAGGCATCTCTCGGCTATGTATCCGAGAACATCGTTGCTCCCGAGGCCATGGACCAGAAGACGGGCCAGCCCGCCTCGAACGTCGATATCTCCGACTACGGATTCATGCCTGCGACCATCGGTGATAAGAGCACGGCTCAGCTGACCAAGGATGACGTCAGGCGCATCTTCACTGAGGCTATCGATGAGACCGTCGGTACAAACTCCGGCATTGATGCCGTCTCCTATGCCGACAGGTGGGCCGATGAAGTCGCCTCCAGCAAGGATTCCAATAAGGCGAACTTCCTCAATGAGATCAACGCCGCCATCAAGAACTATCTCGCCAACGGTGGTCAGCTGCTCCCCGGTGCGCACCCTGGCACCGCTGTATCGAAGATCATCGGTAAGATGCAGGCAGACACTTCCGCCGGCTTCTCTCGTGCCATGGATGCAGCTGCGGCCGATGTCAGGCGTGCAAATGAGATCGTCAGGCAAATGGTCGACATGATCCCTGGAGTCCTGGCTGAGTCCAATGAGGGTCGAGGTATGTCGTCCAAGGGCGACCTTGGTGGCATTCGATCTTATGCTGAGGCTGCCACCGACATGCTGAACGCCGCGTATGCGAAATACAACAAGGCTGCAACGAACGTCGGCTTCCGCCAGGACGGCAGGTTTATCCTGGAGGCCCAGTCCAAGCTGCTTCAGTCGATCGACTATACGCTCCGCAACCTCCAGACCGCCATGTCCAAGTCGGGTTTGGGCGTATCTGAATCTGTGTATCAGATGCTCGTTGACATCTGCGTGAGGCAGGTTGAGCGCGGAGGCGACGTCACCACGACGATCTCCGGCCTGTTTGACGCAGCTCTCGCGAATGGCTCGATGACTCGCTTCAGGAATGAAGCCGGGCACACGAAGATCCAGAATGGCGAAGACCTCGAAGTCCTCAAGCGCGTGTTCAGGGATGAGTACGCAAAGCTGTACGATGCATACGAGAAGGCAATCCTCACCGACAACACGGCCAACGAGAATGGCATGAAGCTGCCCGGTGAGATGGATAAGCCTGAGCTTCTCGAGTCTGACGGCGATGCTGCTCTCGCAAGGTACTTCAAGCGTGCCTTTGGGTCTCAGTACGGCGAGGACATGGTCGAAGGCTGGCCGAAGCACTTCGAGGGCAAGACCTGGAACGAAGCTGTGAGGATCGTCTCCCAGGATGCAAGCTATGACAGGACGCAGTTCGTCGATCTCGATAATGGATTCCAGCAGCTTTTCAACATGATGCTGGCTGACGAGGGCAGGCAGTCTAGGCAGGTATCCATAAGGATCAACAGCGAAGTCGAAGCATCCGTACGTATGTTCGCTGATCTCCGTTCTAAGTGGGAAGCCAATGGCAAGAAGCTCCACGGAGCCGATTTCGCCATGGCAGAACAGCTTGTCACAAAGGTAAGGAGCATCATCGGCCAGAGGTCCGCCGATAAGATTGGCCTGGTCTCCGTCGATTCGTTCTTCGATTCTGGCTGGGGTGAGATGCTGTCCTCTGGAAACCAGGAGCTCGCCATGAAGGCCATCTGCGAGATGGCAGTAAGCGCGAAGTATGACGGCGTCATCGCAAAGCTGGATCAGGCTCTAAAAGAGAAAGACGGCCTTGTGGCCGACAAATACAGGATGGCCGCGCTGAACATGCTTGGCGATCTTGTTGATACATCCAGGGTCGATGACTACATCATCTCCGAGATAGCAGACGCCGCAAGCAGCATGGATGCCCTGAAGAATGCGGAGACGTTCTCCAGGCTCTATGACGCCATAACGAGTGATGATCCGCGCCTGACGTTCGGTGTGATCTCGAGCACCTGGGATGCAGGTAACGGAGATAACGCAAGCGTGTTCCTGACCGACGTGCTTACGACGCCCGGCTCCACGTTCTCCAATGCAGATCTTTCGAGCAGGATGAACAGGGCCGCCTCGAGCCAGCGTACCGCTGACCAAATCAACAACGAGATGAACATCGAGAGGTGGAACGCTGTATTCAGCGCGGCCACTGATGCCGGACAGCAGGAGCGCTATGCCAGCGCGATAGACGACTTGCTCAATGACCGCACCTATGAGGTCGGCAATGATGCGATCGGATCCGCAGTCTACGCTGCAACCACGATCGCAAACTCCTACAAGGAAAAGGGTGTCGTCCCGAGGTCCGCTCAGATCATGTACGCCATCTCCGAGATCTCCAGGCACGGAGCCCTATACGCATGGTCCGATAAGCTGTTCGGTCTCTCGCAGGGCAGGATCACCAAGAGGCAGTTCCTCGATAACCCCACGCTTATCGCGAGGCTCATGGTCGATCCGAAGTTCTCGATCACCATTACCGACTGGGAAAGCGGTCAGTTCAACAACTTCAGCCGTGACGATCTGATCAGGGATGTCATCCCCGATTGGAACGGTGGCCCGATCACCCTTAATGTCTACAACAAGATATTCACCAAGTATCCCCAGCTCATCTCCATCATCGCCCCGCTGTCGATGTCGGTCGGCGTGAACGAGAACTCTGAGTCCACTGTCACCAAGACAACGACAGACTCCGTAGACAAGGCACTCCTCAACCGTGTCAGGGAAGTCATGGACATCAACGAGGATGCCGATAACATCACCAAACATGGGTCTGAGGCTAGGAAGCGCGTGATGCGCAGGACCAAGCTGTTGCTCATGGATCACGTCGAGTTCATTCCTGAACTCTGCCGAATGATGGGTGATGTCGACGGAAGGCTCACGCTGAGCGAAGCGACCAAGAGGTCGAGCAAGCTCGTCGATGATATGTGCAACTACTTCATCGATCTCGCGATGTCCGGCGAGGGGACCAAGTATGTCGACATGCTTGCAGAGTCTTCTGCCGATACATTCAACTCCGTCATGGGGACAATCAGTGAATCCTTCCGCGCTGCGATGGAGATAGCTTCGCTCGAAGGCGAGGTGCTCGATAGGGCCGATGACAGGAGCCTGTCCAGTCGAGATGCGCATATCAAGCACATGTCTGAGAGCATCGTGAGCAGCACGATAAACAAGTTTGCTGCTGATAATACGGCCGGTCTCACGTCACTTTTCAACAAGGCGTCAAAGAAGTTCTTCGACGAGATGAACGGCGTCGACCAAAGGTTCGATGAATACATGCACGACCTCGACGAGCTCGAGACGATCATGAGCACCGTATTCGACCTGTATGTCGACAACAGCACCACCAGGGCACAGATAGTCGACGAGATCAATCAGGGCCTGGATACCCAGCTCAAGATGATCGATGACAACCTGCTTGTCGATACCGAGGGCAAGACCGAAGCTCAGATCAAGGCCGAGGCAGACAACGTCCGAGAAGCGATCAAGAATGAGCTGACCGTCGATAATATCGACAGCCAGGTCACCGCGATAGCCAACAGCTTGCCGACGGCCGGCGGCATACTGAATCCTGATGACAAGCTCACCGGGTTCATCACGATAGACGACTTTGGCAATGGCACCGACGGCGCAAGGAACCTCGTCAAAGAGAAGATCTCCGAGATCTCCAGGAGCTCGAACTTCAACCTTGGAGACGGAGAGCTGTCCGTCGATGAGACCATGGATAAGATCGATGCCATCTGCGACGAGATCGTGAAGAACGACGGAGTGCTCAACGAGGAGATCAAGAACAAAATCAAGACAGCAATGTCTTTCTGGAACTCCGTCGCTATGCGCGATTGGATGATGGACAAGAACCTTCGAAGCGGCACCATCCAAAACGTCAACATCTTCAACGCTGTGGACAGGCACAACCAGTTCGTCCTCGACATGCGCGATGCCATCAGGTCTGACATGATTGATAGGGGAGTCGATCCGAACCTCGTCGACCTGACCGGCGAGAGGCCGCACTACCCGCATCAGGACTTCTCTGATCCCACGCTCGACCTCATGGCGAACAGGGCGATTGTGAACTCCACGAGGGGCGGCGCCTCTACCAACGTCGGACTCAACGGTGCAAAGACTCGCGCGTATGCCGGATTCGACTTCATCCCGAGGGACTACCGCTCGCCGGTTGCTCCTATCGAGCTTGATTATAACGGGCTGATGGACCTCGTTAAGCAGGATGGAAGCTCTACTGGATCTGCCGGATATAACAGGTTCATCGGTGCAAAGACGTGCATCGGTGGTCCGTGGACCCAGAGCCCTGATCAAAATGGCCAGTGGGGCTGGGAACTTGGCACGTTCACCGAGCGAGATCTCAGTGACATGCAGGCTGATCCGACCAAGAAGGTTCTCATCTTCGACCCGATCATGTCTCCCAACGGTATCGATATCAACTGCACGCATGACGCATACAATGCCAACGGCTGCGATTTCCAGATGACCTTGGCCATGGTTGGACGACTCCTCGATGGTACGCAGGAGGGCATGGCGCTCAAAACCGCCAAGACGATCGGCAACGTGAATCACATGTCCCAGGACGAGCTGAAGATCGACGGACTTGATTACGGTTCCAACTCTACTGATATGTCCGCGCTCAATAGGTACAAGGCCGGGTCGCCGGATTGGGATAAGGCTCTGGTCGTCCTCAGGAACAAGGCCCGTGAAAACCTTATCGGCTACCGAGATAAATGGCGCAAGAACCTCAACGCGATATTCTCCGATGACGCCAACAAGGTGCTCGGCATGGGTGATGCTGAGGCTCTGCATTTCTCGCAGCTGATCACGCCGTTCGTCGAGGTCGAGGTTGAAACTATCGATGCTTCCGGTGAGGTCGTCGGCACGAGGACTGAACTCATCGACTCCATCGATCTGTTTGCCACGAATGATATAAGCGGGTTCAGACAGGCCGTTGCCTCCATGACGACTGATGAGTCGAGGGTCTCCAGGATCATTCCGGTCGCTGTGAATCCTGAGGAGATCTCGATGAAGATCCAGCGGGAAGTAGCGGCAGCCATCCGTCAGGGCGGCAAGAAGAATAGGCAGAGGATAGCCCTCGATGCAGCCACGCATTGGCGAGGCAGCTACTCCAAGACGCTAAGCGTCGGCGATGTCCTTGCTGACTTCTCGCCGGTCAAGCCGTCCTCTTTCGAGTTCGCCATCGGAGACGACCGCACCTCTCCGCTCGGAAAGTTCCTGGATGAGCTCTATGGATCCAAGGCGCTGGAGATCCCTGGAAACTCTCGCTCCAGGATGGACTACGACGCCATCCCCGACAGGATAATCAACACGGCATATTCGAAGATGAAGGGTGCTGTGACAATCGGACTGAGCCCTCGAAAGTTCGAAGTCGATAACAGCTTATCGTATGCCACGAGCGGCAACTTGTCGGTGAATGGTATGCCATTGCCGGTGAAGGCATTCTGCAAGGATAGGGACAAGCTGGGCTCCGGCGTCTCTGGAATCGACTCCGTGTCCAAGCTGTTCGAGCCGCTCAAGGGTACAAAGGAAAACCAGTGCCAGCCTCCCAAGGCCGGAAATAATCCGGAGACTGCCGGCATTGTCTTCTCCGATGCTGAGTTCCTATCGGCGCTTACCTGGTCGATGAAGTACCAGCAGCTCCTCTATGTCCCCGAGAAGTATGTGAGCCCTGGCCTTGTATCCCCGTATCCTATCGTCGGAGATCCGGTGCTAATCGGAGGCGAGAAGTTCAACATCATCGCCCCGTATAAAAATGATGCCCTTAGGCGTGCCAGCTTGAGGCGTGGCAAAGCTGCCGTCATGGACTTTGATCCGGCCAACGTGGCCGTCAGTGTCGCCGGCGGATTCACGGTGACCATGGGCGATGGTGCGAGCTATGTAAACTCTGAGACCATCGGCAGGCGCGGCCTCACGTTGCAGAACAACCACAAGAAGATGGACGTTCTCAGCGACCTGCTCTCTGATGGCAAGGGATCGAACAGGAACGTCAAGAGTTACTCGCTCTGCACGATTCGGGATATGGCCGAGCTTGCATCGCTGACTGACGAGAACCTTGAGAAGAGCATGGTGTTCGGACGTCAGTATTCCAAGACTTCCGGCTCTGACATTGACCAGACGAAGGCCATGATCGATATTCGTGATGCCGTGAACTATATGGCAAACAACGGTGTCAGCAAGCGTGACTCTGCATCGAGGGGAGACGTTCTCGCCTTTGCAAAGATTGAGTACCTCGATGGATCTGTCTCCTATGCACCGATTACACTCGGAACCGGAGCGCCGTCGAAGATGCTCAAGATCAACGTCACGCAGGACGGCAGCGCCATCAAGATCGACTTCGACGCTATTGTGTCCATCAAGGACGAGAGCGATAGGGAGTTCGCGCTGAAGTACGCGATCCACTCGAAGAGCTACAAGACTATGGCCACTGTGCTCGACAAGTTCAAGATGCCCATGCTTGGCGTCAGGTACACGGATACACAGGGCAAGACCGTAGATGCTCTTAGGGCTGACATCATCTACAACAGCACCACCGATGAGAACCGAAACAGCGATGCCTGGCTTAACATCATGAAGTCGAACCTCATGTACTGGGTACACGCTAAGTCCGGCGGAAGTCTGCTGTACAAGAGGGTCAACGGCGGAAACTACGAAGTGAACCCCTGGCTCGAAAAGTGCGGCCTGTCTCCGCTTGAGATCAAGTCGCTTCTCGAGGGAACCGATATCCGCGTGTGGAGGAAGATCGTCAATCAGAAGATCAACCTCGTTGATCCTGCTACCGTTCCGACTGACTCCACGGTGAACGATGTCATCAGGCACGTCATCGCGAACAACATCAGGGATGGCATTCCCAACACGTATTTCTTCTCCGCTATAACCAAGGAGTCCCTTGGCGGCAAGACTCCCAAGCTGCGCGGAAAGATGTTCAGCTTCTCCTCGATTGACCAGCTCAACAGGAAGCAAACTCTCGAGCTGTTCAATGCCATGGATGACAAGTGCTGCCCTCCGGGACTCGTACATAAGTTCGATGAAAACGGTAAGCTGGCCGATAAGAAGTCGGTCATCTCCACCACGTTCGACGAGTACGGCAGGATGATGCAGTACATCGGAAAGGGTGATAACGGTAGGCCTGTATACATGGCCGTCGATGTGTCCGTCGGTGATGCCATGACGCTCGGCGTCGGAACCACGATGGACCGCGTGTCCGCCTCCGCCGCTTACAGCCTCCAGCACTCCGAGAGGCAGGGCTTGTCCAGGGCGCTGACTGAGCGCGAGCTCGATGCTGTCACCAAGGACACCATGCTGCAAATCGGAGACTACGGTGCATTCAATGACCAGAGCCTCCGTGGCGATGGATCCGCGATGGCCCGCGAGGGCATCGGCGCCTCTGCATATCAGTCCGACATCGCCGCATATGTGGAAGCCGCAGACCGTGGTTCCAAGCCAATCATGGCCAGGGATCTCCATGAGTTCGAGGCCAGGAAGCGCATCGCAGAGAGCAGCAAGATGTTCACCGAGAGGCTGCCTATCGTCATGGCTGATAACAGGAAGTTCTTTGGAGCTGTGGACAGCATGGCCACCGTCAAAGAGAACGACCCTGATTACGCGAGGAAGCAGTCCTTGCACGACAGTTACACCATGGTCAGGGATGCTCTCGGCATGGGTGACGGAGGCAAATGGCTGACGTGGGACCGCTTCATGATGCTCGTCAAGCGTGACTGCGGAATCACCTATAACGACGGCAAGGGAACGTTCCAGATCACCGTCGATCAGATTCACGAGTCTGCCCTGCGCATCAAGAGGAACATCGAGAAGACCGGCCTACCGATCGTCGCCGCTAACAACAACGATGGCTATTCAAGCAGGTACTCGCTGCCGATGCTCCTGCCGTCCGAGAAGTCCTACTTCTGGCAGTTCGAGAACATCCGCAACGAGAACGGCGGAGATTTCTCGAAGTTCGAGGAGAACATTCTCGCTGAAGGCGACAGGGCCATCGAGCTCATCACGAGGATCCCGGCTACCCAAAAGAGTGCCGGCCGTGGTGAGAGCGTTGTATCCAAGAAGAAAAGGAACGCGCTTCTTGCAGCGTGCGACTGGATGTACACGGAGAACGGATACGCAACCAAGTCCGGAAGGATCTATGGCGATACCTACTCCTCTGACATGATCAGGGATTCCAACGCCTTCTTCGAGGCCCTGTTTGACAATGAGTCGCAGCAGGAATGGAAAGAGCTCCTCATGGAGACGACCGATGAGGTCGCCCAGAAGCTCAAGGACTACAGGTCTCTGTACAACGCTAAGTACACGATCACCACGCTCGATGACTCCGGAAGGACCATCGTCAAGGTCAAGGCGAACGATCAAGCTACGATAGACAAGATCCTTAACTTTGCGACTACGACGTCGCAGATGATGGGCGTCATGTCTCCGTCTGTGCTGTTTGCCAACTATGCAGACAAGGCGCTGTCCACCAATGCCATGAAGCTGGCCATGAAGATCGGCAGGGATTACGGTATCGGATCCTATGCGACCGATGTCGACGTGAACCAGGATCTCGTCAAGCAGTTCTCGCGTGACCCGCTCGTGCTGCGATTCTGGAATGCCATGCGCGATGCCGCCATTGACGGAGACGAACAACTGTTCTTGGCTACCGTGAACGACGAAGCTGATCTCACCACCTGGATCGAGACCCGAGGCAATCGCAGGAACAAGATCTCTGACATGGTGTTCAGGGGCATCAACGGAGGCAATTCCTTCGCCAGTGTCCAGATCGAGAACTTCATGAACTATTTCCTCACGCTCGAAGCAAAGGATGGTCACAACTACTGGTTCCAGCCTGTCAACGATTCGAACGGCCCGACGGAGATGCGCATCGAGCAGATCATGGCGAGCGACAATGCGTTCAGGCTGTTCGTTGACATCTTCGGAGGCGGCGTCTCCTTCTCGCTTGATAATGCGATGGTCGCTCAGAACAACGCGCTTAGGGGCGACATGGCGCAAAGGTCTGTCCCCTCGATGCTTTACAATGACTTCGTCAGGCAGCATGGCTCCGCCGCAAAGTTCTTCTCGACCACGTTCGTCTCCAGGTTCATGCAGGCCCGCATCAACCAGGGCAGCAGGATGCTCAACTGGGTTCTCCCTATGTCCACGCTGCACCATGCGACCATTGAGTTCCTGACCTCCGAGGGCATGGCTGATACCAAGATCGGCCAGAGGGCCCAGCTTCTGCATATCGAGGACGCCAGGACATTTAAGAACTTCAAGATGGCTCTGGCGAGCGATGCTCTCCATATGGCGCCGGCTGTTCTCGCCGCAGTTCTTATGGCTATCCCCGGTGCTATCGAGCCTCCTGAGGACGATGACAAATGGGGTAACCCGACAGACTGGCTGTTCTTTGGCCACAGGATCTATCCTGACTGGGAGCTTGAGTCGATCATGGGCATGGCGCTTCCGGCGGCCGCCTTCTGGAAGTCTTGCGCCCTTGGCAGGCCTAGGGTCGACCTGCTGACCAATGGCGCAGCCTCCGTGTTCTACAACAACCCGATGGCCAGGATGTCTGACCTTCTCGCCATGATTACCGGCGATCCCGAGTCCTCGATCCTTTCTGATTACGAGAGGGACGTTGAGACCTACGCCGACGCTAAGAACGGATCTCCGGATCTGTCTCGCTGGCTCATGGGTCAGTTCCAGGGTTCCATGCTCACATGGGCCGGCCAGTTCTGGTGCCCGCAGATCTTCAAGGAGCTGTTCTCGACGAGCCTCGAGCATAGCTACAACAAGGTCTATGAGGAGACCTCGACTGGCGCTCTGACTGAGGCTGGAGCCAACGGCAAGACCATGAAGACGACCTATGAGGATGCCATGCTCCGCAAGGTCGCCAGGAGGAACCCGGTTACCGCAACGCTGCTCGACATCACTCTTCACCCGAATACCGGATATTTGGAGAGCGAGATGCCTCTCGTCGTCATCCCTGATCAGGCGCAGATGGATTCCCAGAAATACTGGAGCCTCTACGACGATGCGGGCAACCCGCTTCCCGAGTCGGTCAGGCAGGAGAAGATCATCGAGATCATCTCCCTCATGCAGCAGACCGATGACATGGAGGACCTGTATAAGGCCGGCTTCTATCTCGATTCGAAGACCAGGTTCGATGTTGGTGACACGATCTGGCAGATCTGCTCGAACCTCACGGACGCCTATTACGAAATGGAAGCCAATGGCGATCTGAACCCGTATGTCCTTGGTGGTGGCGATTACTACAAGGGCAAGGCACTGGCTACCCAGATCTCCAATGCCTACTATGACGAGCTCGATTATTGGAAGTCCTTCTATTACGACAAGCTGGAAAGCGAGCCGATGCGCAGGGGCATGGTCATGTACAACAGGTACAAGACCACCTATGCACAGGATGACAATGGCGACGTCTACGCCACCGGCATCATGGCAGACACCTCTGGCTTGAAGTCTCTGTCCCCGGTCAAGATCGCTCCCGACTCCTTGACGGAGAAGACGATCACGATGGGCTATGAGGGCGACTTCATGACTCCGTCCGCTGTTACCGGTGAGAGCACTGGCATGAGGGCACTCGTCCCCGTCGAGCAGGGCTATGAGAACGTGATTCCCTTTGAGTCCCATGACCCGGAGAATCAGTCTGGATCCGGTGATGACAACGGTAACGGCAGCGGGAACAACAAGTCCAAGTCCAACGGCAATGGTTCCAAGTCCTATGGCAGCAGGTCTTATGGCTACCGCAAGGGCGGCGGCGGTGGCGGTGGCGGCCGTGGTGGTTCCGCACCGAACCTGTACTCCAGGCTTCCCAAGGCGTATAACCCATCACCGAAGACCATGTACGGCGAGAGGCTGTATGATACGAAGTACGACTACCTGCGGCCCGGCTTCGAGACGAAGGGCAGCCGCGAGGCCTACAAGAGGAGCGACATCTAATGGCAGACTTCGACATCAAGCCAGAAGACATCAAGGATACGAGCGGTCTCGGTGACAAGATCAGCGAGATGTACAACCGCTCCAAGGCGACAATGGATCTTCGAACGAACAACTTCGAGCTGTTCACGAAGATCTCCCACAACATGAACCTCTACGAGAAGCGTAGAAACACGGAGTTCTCCGAGGGAACCACACAGGCCCTGAAGCGCAAGCTCAGGGCCCAAACCCTGCAAAGGGTTCCTGATGGTGAGATCACCACCCAGTTTGACAAGAACTCGATTGAGCAAGTTGAGACCGAGTTCCTGTTTGACACGAAGATTGTGCGCTCGGAGTTCGACGGCAAGGACATGATGAAGAACCTCTGGCGTGCCTTCAACACGTCTTATGACTACGGGTTCGCCTGTATCCGCACCGGCTTCGAGCGCGACCTCGATGGAGACCTCAGGATCTCCTGGAAGCAGATCGGCTGGAATGACGTGTATCCGGCGCCTGACTGCGACTTCATCGAAGAGGCTGAGTGGTACGTTATCCGCGAGTACATTAGCCGCGCGGAGATCAAGTCGCTCATTGATTGGGATACCGAGACCGTCAAGGATAAGACGTACTTCGAGGACACCGTGAAGTTCCTCTCTGACTGGGAGCCTAGCGAAGGCCCTGAGTACGACTCCATACCGCTGGCAGATAAGAAGAAAGGCGTGACGAAAGTCGAGAGCGTAGAGGTACTCACGCTCTACAAGCGCGGTGCTGACGAGTTTTACTCGTATGTCCCGAGCTGTCACGCCATGCTCAGGATGGTCAAGAACGAGGATCCCAGGAAGGATGTACCGATCCACTTCCTGATCCTCGAGCCTGATCCCGAGTTCCCGCTTGGCTGCTCGTCTGTCATGTGGACCTTAGCCCAGCAGCAGTTTGCCGATGCATTCCAGACATCTGCATACCAGACGCTCCTGCTTGCCACAAAGCCGCCCATCATGGCTACCGGCAACCTCATGAACGCAAAGATCAGGATGGAGCCGGCAGCCTTCTGGGATCTTGGTAACAACCCGAATAACAAGATCGAGAAGTTCCCAGTCGAGACTACGACCATCACGCAGTATGGCTCCATCCTGGAGAACATCGGCGCGAACATGATGAAGAACCTGAATGTCACGGATCAAACGATTGCATCCGATGCAAACGTGGCTCGATATTCAGGAACCGCTCCGGGCGTGCATGAGCAGGCCAAGGACAAGACGATCACGATCAACCAATACGCCAAGAGGATCGAGATCTTCTTCTGCGAGTGGGCAAACCATGCCCTGCGAAGCTACATCGCATCCATGGGCGGAAAGATCAAGATGACCGTCGATGAGCCGACGCGCCGTCGAATCTGGGATATCGAGATGGCTCGAGACCAGAGGCGCAAGCAAAGCGGTGAAAAGCCTGGCGAGTCCATCATTGATGGCGACAAGATCGAGATCGACTTTGACAACCTGTCTACCGATCTCCTCTCCTTCTCCGTGCGTGCTGGATCGCTCATCGAGACCCGCGAGGAAGAGGAACGCAGGAACATCCAAGAGATGTTGATCCCTGTTTCGCAGATGCTTGGCAATGTCTCCGAGAAGAACAGGGGCGCCTTCGAGCAGAACATCATGCAGATGATGGCTCGCCTGTTCGACCTGTCTAACATCGATGTCTCTGCGCAGACCTCTCAGCGTATCGATGACCAACTTCTTCTCGAAGCCCAACGTGCAACGATGGATCAGGTCATGGCTCAGCAGCAGCAGATCAACCAGATTGCCCAGCAGCTCATGCCGAACCAGGGCCAGCAGCAGCCTGGAGCTACGCCGAACCAGGGTCCGCAGGGACAGCAGCAGCCTAGCCTCGCACAGCCTCAGGGTCCTCAGGATCAACAGCAGCCCGGCCTTATGCCGAATCAAGAGCCGCTGGAGACCATACGAGCACCTCAGCCTGACAATCCTGGGTTGACACCGGAATTACAGCAGGGTGTACCATCCGATATGAACCAAATCTCGGCACAAGGTAACCTACAGTAAGGAGTAGCTATGGCACAGGTTATCGCCCCCGAGGTCTGGCAGGAGGGCATCGACGACAATCGTTTGCTTCCTGGTCGTGTGACCGCAGGCCTCTTCCAGGGCTCTTTGGCCCCCAACGCCAAGATCGCAAACAATGGCGGCGCTCTTCGCGTTTGGGATATGGCAATCACTGACTACATCACCGATTACGATGACCGTCGTCTGAACGGCCTCGCCGGCACTAACACCGATGGCCATGACGGCTGGGGTGCTTCCGCTTACGGCGTGTTCCAGGACGTCCGCTTCGACTCCCGTGTGTACACGATGTCCCGCCACCGCTCTGTTGCATTCCGCATCTTCGATGAGCAGCAGTATTCCGGCGGCATCGGCGAGTGGGGCGACGCTACCCATTCCAACGTGATCACTCCGGGCCAGTCCCTCATGAACACCGCTGCGATCCTGAACAAGACAAAGACCCTGTGGCAGGAGTCCGTGCTTAACCCGGACATCGACCGCTACAACATTTTCTGCGCTGTCAATGGCCACATGAACGGCCGTTGGGTCCAGGACAATCCGTCCGAGATCTTCAACGACGAGGGCCAGTGGGTCGCCACTCCCGGCACCACTCAGGGCAACGCTATTGAGCCCAGCTTCGCCGCCATCCATGCAGTCGAGTGGGACAATGACAACATCCCGCTGCTTCTCAAGAATATCGATGTCGTCTGGTCTTCCCTGCGCATCCCGCAGGATTCTCGCTGCCTGATGCTCGATCCGTTCTATGAGTACGACTTCATGGCTGCTCTGACCGGCAAGGGCATCGTTGCCACCGACTCCGCGTTCAACATGCTCCAGGATGGCCACGTGACCAAGCTCATGGGCTGGGAGCTGTGCTTCGACATCCCGTCTGAGTATTGGCCGCACATCTACGTCGATGACAACCTGAACGTCGTTCACTCCAAGGACGGCAAGGCGCCTTACGACAAGTACATCAACTCTGTCGCCTACACCGACACTGGCCGTGAGCTCATGCTCTCCATGGCTGCCAGCGATCGTATGACCCGCCCGAACTTCATCCGCACTGAGTGGGACAACGATACCAAGTCCTTCAAGAAGGTCCTGACCAACTACCCGCTCGGTATGCCGTCCGCTGCTCCGTACTTCGGTGATCCGGTCAAGCTCGATCCCGCTGACTTCGGCAAGCCGACCGATTACCCGTTCACCGCGCCCGGCGCAGGCTACGGTCTGAAGACTCCGACCGGCCCCCAGGGTGCGATCAAGCGTCGCCAGACCATCGGCATGTTCCTGTATAAGAAGGCCGTCCAGACCTCCCAGGAGTACAGCTCCATGGTCACGGATACCGGCATGACGCGCGGCAAGTTCACCGAGATGTGCTTCGACGTAAAGTACGACTGCTGGGTCATTGAGTCCCTGTCCCAGGGCATCATCCCCATCATCGACGCCGTCGAGAACACCGGCACCTTTGCCATCCCCGTCCAGGTTATCGAGCCTGATACCTCTGATGCCAAGGTTGTCAGTGTGACCGCTGATCCCTCCACCCTGTCTCTCAAGGTTGGCCAGGAGGCCTATGTGACTGTCAAGGTCGAGGGCACCGGCGCCTTCGATAAGGGTTGGTCCGCCTTCTCCTCCGATGCGACCAAGGCTGAGGTCATGCCTGACGGCAAGGTCCGCGGCATTGCTGCTGGCACTGCGACCATCACGTTCCGTTCTCTCGGTGATCCCACCAAGACTGATACGGTAACCGTGAACGTCTCTGCCAACCCTGGAGCCTAGGCTAAGCAACAGACTTAACGGCAAGGGCCGTCGGTGCCTCCACTGGCCCGGCGGCCCTTTTCTTTTAGGAGATCAAATGGCGGGTAAATCCCTTGCTCACCTCAGCGGGCAGATAAAGCCCAAGGAGGCGCAAAACATAAAGAAAGACAAGGCCTCTCAGGACTTTGTTGAGAAGGCGTCGTCTCAGAAGAACACGGCGAAAGGTGATGCTGCCAAATGGCAACACGCAGTCAATCTTGCCCGTGAGGACTTCGGTGAGAATGCCGACACTGATGACCGAAAGTTCTTGGAGCGAGCCGAGAGCTATTACGCCACGATGAACCCAGAGTCCACAGCTGACCAGGTTCGCGGCAAGAATGCGTTCACGTCTGCTGTTGAGGACGTGGCACACGGCATCGATGGCGTGAATGACTTCCTGGGCGACGGCGTAAAGGGAGCATGGGATCTCCTTGCCGGCGGCGGTGCCGAGGCCCTCGGTGGCCTTGCCGGCATGTTGACCGGTGATGAGAACACCGCTTCCGATTGGCGCAACTTCACAGAGGGGGTCATTGATGACAAGACGGCAGACGCTCTTGCATCCATTGGCACGAGCCTTGCCGTATCGGCGATCCCTGGCTTTGGCGTGCCGGCATCCATCGCGCTTGCCGGTTTGCAGAATGCTGACAACATAAACGAGGCCCTGACTGGCAGGGACTCCGTGACGCTCCAGAAGCTCGATGACAACGAGCGAACTGGCAGGGCTCTCAATGCGGCGCTTGATCTCGGTCTGTCCGCATTGCCCGGTATCGGCAAGCTGGACGAGGGAATCGATGCAGCACGCGCCGCAGGAAAGATCGCTCCGCTTGCTGACGATGCCAGTAGGGCCACCAAGATCCTTGATAAGGTCAATCCTGTCAACCAGGCAAAGGTACTTGCCAATGAC